ACACCAGAGGCATACCGCAAGAAACAATTCGTGCTTCTGATAAACTACAAAAAGCACGAGCCAAGAATAAGAAACCACCAATACCTGACTACAGAAAGATTGATTCTAGGCCATATGTAACGGCAATAATGAGTCACGCTACTGGCGCCAGGAGAGAACATCAAGGTGGTCATCACGCTAGTCCAATTCCGCATATTAGAATTGGTCACTGGCGTAACTATAAGACTGGCGAACGCACTTTCATCAACGATACTCTAGTAAAAGCATCCGATGAAATGCGTGCTATGTTTAAGTCCAATCGTGCTATGTATAGTGTTAAAGAGTAAAGAGTAAGGAACAATGGAATGAAAGAAACGCAACGTGTGCCGTTTCGTTTAATACAATGTCCACATTGTGGAATACTATTATGTTGGGTTAATCCTAGATTGCCCAATTATTGTCCTGAATGTAGTAAATATATATTTGATACTGTAAAATCTAATATAATACAGAATTATGATGCCTGGTTATCATACGATAGATAGCCTCTTTACTAGCGCGAGAAATCGCGCTAGACTTTTCTTCGCTTGCCTAAGCAAGCATATCGGAAAGGAAATCAAATGGAAGTAAAAGAGGAACGGTTAAAACAAGCGATACAATTAGCAGAGAAAATGAGAGAGTTAAATGAAAGCATAAACCGATTAAAGCGACAACTAAAGTTTTATGAAGAACAATTCAATCTAATATCAGAATCAGATCTACCAGACCTAATGATCAATATAGGTCTGTCATCATTCAGATTATCCGATGGAACTACATTATCAATAGCACCAGTATTTAAGATCAGCATCGCTAAAGATAAAATGGAAAGTGCCTATCAATGGTTAGTCCACCATCATCACGACGGAATGGTAAAGACTAGAATATTATTGCCTACTGGCGTGGATAACGATACACTTAAACAAATCATATTGTTTGCTCGTAACCATATCAAAGGAGATGTAGAGACAGAAAGAACAATACATCATTCAACACTAGGAGCATGGGGCCGCGAAATGGAAAGAGAAAGCATGGTAATTCCTGAGGATATCTTCTCAGTCTACCGCAGTCAAAAGACAATCATAGAGTCATAGGAGTAACGAAATGGCCAAGCGTGTATATCGTCAAGATAGCGTAACCGAGCAAGTCCCTGCTACACTTAGCCCAGAAGAACAAGAACTTATTAGACTATCAGAACTTAATTCTAAATTTGATAGAAGTGAACTTGTAGTCCCCAGAGTTAAGATACTACAGACTGGTTCTCCTGAAGCGCAAGAGGACAGCAACCAGTATATACCAGGCGCTAAGTCTGGTATGTTCTATAATACTGCGAATGGTAAGGTTACCTCTGGCCAGGAGGGGATGATTTGCTGTATTGTAGGACATCAGAAACTAACGATTGAGTGGTTGCCGCGAACTACTGGTGGTGGACTAGTAAAGATTTGGGGGATGGACGATGGATGGAAAGCATTGTGCGAACCAGATCAGCGTGATGTATTCAATCCAGTAACGAAAGATGGTCATATTATAGATAAGCAAAGATCATTTCTTATATTCGACATCGATACTAAAACTGGTGATGCTGAGCCTACCTTTTTCAATATGTCTCGCACTGCTATTCCGCGAGCCAATCGCCTTTCTAGTATGCTTACTCAAACTAGAATGAAGATGAGCGACGGGAGAATCATTACTCCACCATATTATTATTATCTATACAAATGCACTCTAGACCGCATCTCTAACGAAAAGGGCAATTGGTGGTTGCCTAAGTTTGAAAAATATGGAGATGATAATGCGAAACATATAAGTGTATTTGATATTCCGAACGGTAAAGAAATATATGAAAAGGCTAAGTTGTTCCAATCACAATTCTTGGAAGGAACGATCCAACAAGAATCATATGAACAGCCTAGCGATTCAAATAACAATAACGATATTGATGGTGATGCAGTAACGTTCTAATTGAGTAGAGGTTCTGAGCGGTCTCACACATGACGGGCGCACATGGCGACATGGCTATTCTCTTTAACATAGATGACCTCATATGGTTCAGCATCTTTGTATAGGCAAACTCTGCTCAGGTAAAATAGGGTGAGTAAGAATAGCCGCGCCCACAAATAAAGGAATAGGAAATGGAAATGACAACGCCAATGAATTATACTGAAATTGCTCGTGAAATATTGAACAAATTGGAAAGGATGGAAACGCTTCAAGTAAAGATGGCCAAACAATTAGAAGAAATGTATTTTGATGAGGAACCATCAGATGAAAGAAGCAATGTAGAACAAATGGAACGGCAAAGAAATAATAGGAATGATGATTATGATGAGGAAACAATTAAACGTTTCGGTCAAAAGATAGCCTATAATTTGATTGATGATCCAGTCGATGTAACTTATTTCAAAGACTTTATTTATCAAGCTAAGACTAGGTTCAGATTACTAAACGATACAGAATTGAAATATGTAGATATTGCCGATAAGAATTTTGAGGACATTAGACTATCAAGAAAGCATCTTGGTATTCTTCAAACAGTATATCAAAGACTCAATAACAAACCTTGGCCGTTTAAACTTAAGCCTGGATATCTATACAAATATGGTGATAAGCTAGCTTGGGAATGGTTTGAAGGAACATAAAATGTTAATACTAGGCGCAGGTCAGGCTGGGCTCCTGGCCGCCAGGAGGTTGTCGCTCTACAATCCAATAGTATTGGAGAAACAAAAATCGTTACCAAATAACCATTCAGCATTGTTACGATTTAGATCCAATGAAATAGGAGAAGCAATTGGATTGCCATTCAAGAAAGTAAATGTATACAAAGGAATATTATCTAACGATGGAGAAACAATTACTGATACTCCAACTATTAGAGACATGAATGCTTACTCTCTCAAATCTACTGGCGTATGTATTGAGCGATCTATTATCAATACAGATAAAGCGACACGATACATAGCACCCAATAACTTTATCAAACATCTAAGTCATAACGTTGATATTGAATATGAGAATAATTGCGAACAATTAGAAACTAAAATCAAACCGATCATATCAACTATACCAATGCCTGAATTAATGAGGCTACTCGACTATAGAGATGCTCCAATATTTAAATTGAGGCCAATATGGACTATCAATTGCGAGTTGTTAAATGTTGATGTGTATCAAACGTTATATATTCCATACGGCAATAATGAACCATATCGTGTCAGTATCACCGGCAATAAAATGACAATGGAATTGACTTTCCTCCCGCCAGGAGGAAGTGCATTAAACTTTATTGATCAATATCTAGACATTTTATTTGATAATCATCGAGTAAAAATTGATCAAGTACAAGTAAAGGAACAGCCATATGGCAAGATAATACCGATAGATGAATATGAGCGCCAGAAATTTATACTATGGGCAACTGATACTCATGGTATATACTCACTAGGGCGATATGCTACCTGGCGCCAAATACTATTAGATGATGTATTGAAAGACATTAAGCATATACAAAATTTCATCTCCCATCGTAATAACTACCAACGTGTAATGCACTGGCCAGGAGACTTCTAATGAAAGTAACACTACTATACGCAACACCTGATGCTATTGATATTCTAATCTTCACCAAGAATACTAGACTCAATATGAACCCGAAAGGATTGGAAGAAATAACCAATTGGCCACGCGAAAAGAAGATGGAAGAATTAAAATATATGTCCACCACTATTCCATCATCTTGGGAATTTGTGGATCTCATATTCGTTATTGAAGGAGTATCGCGAGCGTTTACTCATCAACTTGTTAGAACTAGAACAGCATCATATGCGCAACAGGCTATGCGCGTTGTTGATATGACCGGATTTGATTACTATACCGGACCATCTATAGTAGGAGCATTACAAAAGGCAGAGTATCAAGAGTGTATGAGAAAAATTAATGAGTCGTATCAAGAATTGATTAGTAGAGGCGTCAAGCCAGAAGATGCTCGTGGAGTATTGCCGACTAATGTATTGACTAATATTTGTATGAAGATTAACTTGCGTAACTTCTCTGATCTTGTTAAGAAACGTATGACTCCTAGAGTTCAAGACGAATATGCGCAAGTATTAAAGCAAATGGTTGAACAAGTGTTACAAGTATGGCCTTGGTCACTAACATTTATAATGCCGAGAAATAGTGAAGCGCATAAAGAATTGGGATACTATCTCACTCAACAACTAGACAAGGAGATCAAAGAAACCGGTAAACCTCAAAACGAAACGAAAGCTTGGGCAGCAATGAAGTATCTTGACATTCTACGCCAGGAGTAAGAAATGAGCAAAGAAGCTATATCATCCAAGTATCTAGAAGAAACCAAAAAGAAATATCTGAATGATAACGAATACTCATACGATGCTTTCGTTGTCGGTAGCGATCAAGAACAAAATATTGGCGCTCGTATCGCTAGGAAATTAAGACGCAGACTATGGACTGTTCATGAATATGATAAAAATAATTGGAATCCATTCGCTTTATCGGAACACGGTAATCATTTATCAGCAATAATACTGGCTAATGGTTATACTCATCTAGATTGGATAGAGGATCAACCGGATAAAGAAATAATTGAATCAGTATTCATTAACTTGTCCGTATCTATGTTAGCGGCGAAACATTTCGTTCAAAATACAATCAATAATCCTTGGCCGAAATATATTGTATTTATAGGCTCGATGGCTTATAGAAGCGTGCTTAATGGTTCCGCTCCTTATTGTGCTGCTAAAGCGGGACTAGCGCACTTCGCCAAATGTATCGCTTACGAATTGGCTCCTAAAAACTATAATGTGTTCTGTATACACCCGTCAAATACAGAAGGAACACCAATGACTGAAAAAACTATATCAGAACTACAAAGATATCGTAAACTCAATAGAGAACAAGCGGAAGAATATTGGGGCGCAGGATTACTAAGACAAGAATGGTTACAGCCAGAAGACATCGCAAATGTAGTTGATTTTGTATTAAGCGGTAAAGCTGACTATATGAGTGGTAGTAATATTGATCTAGCAGGAGGCGCAAGATGAATCCAGCAGATAATCTAATACAAGCCGCAGAACTATTCAAGGAGAGAGGAGCAGTATATAAGGATAACTACAGACGCGCAGGCGAAATATTCATGTGGCTCTGCCCAGAAGGAATCAACGTCAATGATGCTGAAACTTATAATCGTATGGCCATATTAATGCAAATCATAAACAAATTGTTACGATATACTCTCAATTTTGATAAGGGTCATCTAGATAGTCTACAAGATATGTCGGTATATTGTATGATACTAAAAGAACTGGATGAGGAATATCTCAATGATGCTTCTTGAACCAGTGGATCTATCTAGTCTATTCTTCACTGCTATGTTAAGAACGATACCAAGCTTTTCTCCTGGCCGGACTGAACTATTTAAATTGAATATAGGAGCAGGCTTTAAGCATATAGAGAATACAATTGTATTAGATTTGCCATGGAACGCAGAGACAGACGATATACCATTCGATGATAATAGTGTAGGAGTCATACATTGTTACGGAATGCTAGATCATATAAGTAATATTCCTAGATTTATGAAAGAGTGCCAACGTGTTCTAGCGCCAGGAGGCACGATGAATATCAGTGTAGCGTTTTACAAATCAAGTCTAGCGTTTGAAGATCCTTATCATAAGAGTTGGTTTACTGAAACAACTTGGTCAAAATTATTTCAGAAACAATATTGGGATCCAGATGGATTTGAATGGAAATTTAGGATCGGTATCAATCTAATCATAGGTGTAACAGAACGTAACTTGATCGTATTAACGCAACTGCTAAGGACAGAATGAATGAGCGTAATATTCATGGATACAGAAACGACAGCACTACTGGCGGTAGAGGCTGCTGACTTAGAACAACAACCACATATGGTAGAAATAGCATGTATCAAAACGGATATTCATCTAGATAACATAGAAGTATTCTCGCAACTCATTAAACCACCAATACGAATACCAGGAGAGGTAATCAATATCCATCATATAACGAATGAAGATGTAGCCTATCAGAAACCATTTGCAGGATACTATCGCCAAATAGCCAATTTCTTCATAGGAACGACTCATCTTATAGGACATAATCTTCAATTCGACAAAAGAATATTAGAGAATGAACTCAAACGTATAAACAAAGTAACGAGTTTTCCATGGCCACCATATAATATATGCACTGTTGAAGAGATATTAAAAATCAAAGGATATAGAATGTCATTAAGTGCTTTATATGAAGAATTATTTGGAATGCAATTCGTGGAGGCTCATCGCGCTGAAGCTGACACTAAAGCTTTAGTGGAAGTGTTTAAAGAAATGATCAGACGTAAATGGACGAAAGGCATAACGACATGACTAATACTCCTGGGCCAGAAGAACACACCTTATTACACGGATATCAAACTATAGAAGAATGGTGGCAGAAGAATGGATTAGATCATAATGAAGCTAGAATAAAACGCAAAGCTACGTATCTAGAACAGCTCAAAGAAGTTTCCAAAATGATGGATAGGTATAATGCGAACGCAGCTTCAAATAAGAACTGAGTATAGTTTCCGTTACGCCTATGGACATATAAAGAAAGTCGTTGCTAGACTTAAAGAACTAGGCTGCCAATCGGCCGCTATTACTGATAGAAATAGTTGTTTCGGTCACGTTCCTTGGGATAGATACTGTAAAGAATACGGTATCAAACCTATGTTTGGATGTGAGTTCGCGTTCATAGAAGATGTAACAGTTAAACAGAAACGACAACGATTGTTCTATTTGCCTATAGTAGCAAAAACAAATGCTGGATTACGCGAGATATACTCAGCAATGGAAGAAGCGACAAGTAATTTTCATTACGTTCCTAGATTGCCATATTCTAAGTTGAGAGATTTCTCAGATGATGTTATAATATTATCCGGTAGCACAGGTCTAGGTCAGGACTCTAAGCTTCCGCCTAGCGTATTCGTGTCCGGGAACGGCTCGACATCGCACCATTTATTATTAAACGGGAACGTTGTTCCGGTATCAGACAACTATATGATCACTCCTAATGATAGATCAGCATATGAAATATTATCCGGAAGAAACCATAATGATCGACCATCTCCTATGCATATTCTAGATGAATGGGAGTTAAGAAACGAAATTGATTTAGAAGATGAGTCATTTCTCCTGGCTGATAGACTTGCCGAGGAGTGCACAGCCCAAATACAAATGGCTAAGAATATTCAATTTAGTTCTAATCAAACGTTGAAAGAGTTATGTCTAATTGGCGCCCAAGAGCGTGGACTAGAATTGAACGATGTATACATGAATAGATTAGACTATGAACTTAAGCTTACTCAAGAAAAGGGATTTGAAGATTATTTTTATTTGGTAGCAGATATGGTGCGCTATGCCAAAAAGAATATGCTTGTCGGTCCGGCAAGAGGTTCTAGTTGTGGCAGTTTGGTCTGTTATCTTTTGGGCATCACTGATATTGATCCTATACCTCATGATTTGATTTTTGAAAGATTCATTGATGTAACTAGATCTGATCTACCAGATATTGACATAGACTTCCAAGACAATAAACGCGAAATGGTATTCGAGTATGTCCAGAACAAATACGGCCAGGAGAATGTAGCTAGACTTGGAACTGTATTGAGATATAAGCCTAAGTCAGCGATATCCGATGCTGCTAAGGCATTACAAATACCAGATTGGGAAACTAAATCAGTTAAGGATTCAATACTAAGAAGGTCAGGTGGTGACTCGCGTGCTACCTTTTGTATATTAGATACGTTTGAAGAACTAGAAATTGGACAACAATTTATCAAGAAGTATCCAGCGATGAAGATTGCTGGAGACTTAGAAGGACACGCTCACTATACTGGTAAGCATGCGGCAGCTGTCGTTATTACTGATAAACCACTAATCAATTATGTTGCTAAAGATATCAGAACCAATACTGTTCAAATAGACAAGTTTGATATAGAGTATATCAATCTACTAAAGATAGATGCGCTCGGTCTCAAAACGTTAACAATCATATCTGACTGTCTTAAAGCAATAGGTTGGACATATAACGATTTACTTAAACATCCACTAGATGATGATAAAGCTTTCCAAGTATTACGTAGGTTTCAATTCTGCGGTATATTCCAATATGAAGGACAGGCTTTACAAACACTGGCCAGAAGAGTTCATATTGATCGTTTCGACGATATATCAGCGTTAACTGCTCTAGCTAGACCAGGACCATTTGCTTCTGGCGCTAGTAACGAGTGGGTCCAACGACGAATGGGCAGGCAACAAGTATCTCATATTCATCCAATAACGGAAGCCATTACTGGTAATACTTATGGACTCATAGTATATCAAGAACAAGTAATGAAGATTGTTCGTGAGGTAGGTCATCTATCTTGGGAGGACACATCACTCATTCGTAAAGCAATGAGTAAATCATTAGGTGTTGAATACTTTGATCGTTATTGGAAAAAATTTAGAGAGGGTGCTTTAGAACACGGTTTTGAAGAAGAAATAGCCAAAAAGATTTGGGACGCTATCAATACTATGGGATCATGGTGCTTTAATAAGTCTCATGCCGTAGCTTATGGTATGCTTAGTTATTATTGTTGTATCCTCAAAGGACATTATCCAGTTGAATTTGCATTGGCGTGCATACGTAATACAGGCGATGTCAATTCTATTAAACGTTATCTCAGAGAATTAGATCGAGATGGATATGAGATAAAGAATTATGATGCTATGAATAGTGAAGTATCTTGGTCATATAAGAACAATCAATTCTTAGGCGGATTGACTAATATTAAAGGCATAGGCGCCAAGAAAGCTGAGCGCATTCTCCTGGCGTCACCTCCCAACAGATTGTTCATGCTACCAGACCCAGTAGTAACGCCATATGATAATTTGTTTGAAGGCAGAACTCGATTCGCTGATATAATGACCAATCCGCGCAAGTATAATATTAAACGAGTGCCACGATCAGATCTAATAGATATACAAGATGACTTTGAAGGAGAGGTTACATTCATAGCGAAATTAATTCATAGAAACGAACGTTCTCTCAACGAGACTATGTTTTTAGTTCAACGCAATAATGTCAAAGTGCCTAACGATAAATGGTTGAATGTTCAATTAGAGGATGATACATCTACCGTATATGCTGTAGTATCTAGATTCAAGTATCCAAGTATGGGAGTCATGTTGTTGAATAAATACAGCATAGGTGACTGGTTCATCTGGGGCGGTATGGCAAGAAACGGTCGCAGAGTATATGTTGACAAATTTAAGTTTATCGGGGCGGCGAGCTAAGGAGGAGAGTCCGAATAGCCTATTAAGTATAGAGGGATTTTTACAACGTCTACAGAGTATTATTTTAACGTAAAAAAGGGTAGACGCGAAGTCTCGCCTACCCTATACTTTTCTAACGTTAAAAGTAAAGAGGAGGTGATGAAAAAGCAAAGAGCCAAAATTGAAATACAATGTAAATACTGCAACAAAAAATATGTTACTAATAATCCTATGACAAAGTTTTGTTGTAGTAATCATAGAGTTCTTTGGCACTATCATAATAAGACAGGAGGTAAAGTTGCCACAAAAAATTCTTGATGATACATCAATATTATCCAAAGTTCCTGAGTTTGAAGTTACTGTTGATGCAGAAACTATCAGGACATCAGTTCCTGAAGACTCATCAAATTGCATGACAGCTATGGCTATTGCAAGAGCAAGACCTGAAGCCAAACGTATTGAAGTTGATGTTCAACAAATAAGATTTACTGAAGGTGAATTAAGATTTGTATACATAACTCCATATGGAGTTAAGTTGA